CTCCTGTTGCTGCTGTATTAAATCCATCTCCTGTTGCGTTTTTTAATTCAAGATTTTTAAATTTCCAGTAATTTTTATTTATTAAAATGCAATTAGTGGCAGCATTATTGCCATCCATTACAAATCTAGTACCGTCATCAACACCGCTGGTATTTACCCCTATCCAATTAATATAACCGCTTGTCAAGTCGCCGCTACCTACATTAACATCAATAGTCGCCGCTAATGTTTCAACTGCTCTAGCAACTGTATAGAGATTATTTCCCGCTGCGCCACCAGCCGTGTTAACAGCCGTTTGCAAATTTGTTGCTGCTTTTGCTTGCGTATCATAAGGGGCTGTATTTGACCCGTTTGGGTCATACCATACATCAGCCATTATATAACTCCGATTGAATCTTTTAAATTAAAAACTTTTTTAGCTTCTATTTTTGCAATCTCACCATATTGTTCTTGAATCATTTTTAATTCCATATTGGCAAGTTCTGCTTGTGTCAATTCAGGTTCAATAACAATTTCAGCATGATACGGTTTGCATCCAATGAATTTTGTATCCACTGGAAATACGCAATTCCTGATATTGCTATTTTTAATAGTTAGATTTTTTAGTCCTTTACAAACATCAGTATTAATATTTTGTTGCGTACAATTACAATTTTCAATTGTATCACCTGATTTGATACCGGTTAATGTTTTACGATGAAAGTTTTTATTTATAATTGTTGCCATTTATTTTATCCTGCTAATATCCCTGCATTCAATACATCTTTCTTCAATACACTTTTCACGCTTGCTATCATAATATTTTACTTGTTTATTCAAACAACATCCATTTAAAATCAAAAACAAGAAAATCAATTTCTCAGTCATTTATTAATCATCTATCAAAATTAAACCAGATTCAATTGTTACTGCTGAAGCTACTGATGTTTGTGCAAGAAACTCAATATCAGATTTTTCAGGTATGATAGGCGGTATTTGTAAATCACTACCATCATTTATTGTTACTCCATAACCATAAAGAAATTCCCACCAAGATAATCCAAAAGGTCTTATCCTTAACGTCAATGTCCCAAATTGAAGTGTCTGTAATAAAAAATACGGTGTTCTGGAAATCATATATGCTGTTTTTCCTGCTGGCACTGTATAAACACCAAGCCTCGACCTTCCTTTAACCGCTGCAATTGTACCTGCAACTTTTGTGGCTGTTTGGGGTACGCCTGCAACAATAGCATCGGATGTATCATAAGCATAAATAATACCAACATTATTTCCAGTTGCACCAAATGTTGCAACATACATTTCATGAAGATTCAAATATTGATTTACTGTTTCTACTTTTGCCTGTCCGTTCATTGTAATCGTTTCGGTTACTAAAGCATAGGCAGCATTTACACCTGTGATTATAATTGTTATTGCACCCGTACCCGCTGCTGCATCATTTGCACTGCCAGAAGAAATACCAAGCGTTTTCGCCGCTGTAAACCATGTTTTAGTTCCGCCATAATCCCATAATGTTTCCGATGCTTGTAAATTAGCATTATATCCAAATATTTGCGCAGCACTCATATTAGAAACATTACCCGCCTGTAATTCCATACCTAATTTTAAGCTAGGTGAGAATAATGCTAATTGTGAATCTGGTCTGAAGAATTCTAATGAAGACATTTCTTACTCCTTATTTTAATTTCTTCCATGCATTTAAAACCCGTTTTCTTATTTCCTCTGTAAGTATCTTTTGAATCTTTTTAACGTTCGGTTTAATCATCGGATGCGCCCTTATGCCTTTAACAGAAACCGCAAAGACATCTTTACCAACTTTATTTCCTTTTATTGGTTTCCATCTTAAAATAAAAGGCTTACCGGTAATTGGACTTATTTTTTTACCTCTTATCTCTCCCTTTGCCTTATTAGGCCCGAATAATCCCGTACCTGTTTCAAGAAACAATGCACGTTTTAATGAATTAAATATTTCATAAGAAAACATGGCTATCTTTCTTGTTTTCCATTCGCGTCGTGTTCTGCCCGTTCCTATCTTTGTTGAACGTATGATTAAGCCTTTCCCTTTTGCAGACGCTGCTTTAGTTGCCTGGTCAACAACAGTAGGAAATTTCTTAACGAAAAGATTTATTTCCGCTAAGTCTCTTTTATCAATCGTTACGTTTAATCCTAATGACATAATAATCCTTACCAGCTATACCAACGATGGACGTATCTGTCCAATATTGTTTTAATGTCCTTTGGTACGGTATTAATAAACACAACGGCCTCGACACCTTCATTATCAACAAAGGTACGCTTCATTAATCCTGCGCCGATACCGACCATTATATAAAATGCCTTTACAACATCTTGCGCTCCGGTCAAATCAACGCCGCCAACATACGTCACTACAATGTCATTTCTTACCCTTGACCAATGACCTTTTGAAGTTTGCCCCCGCGTAATGTCACTCAAGTCTGTTATCTTTTCAACAAGACCGGTTCCCTTATCCACATAAAAGTCATCATCTTCAATTAATGTAAGTCCACCTTCAACGATAGATGTAATAGACGCAATAGGTCTATTGTGTAAATAGAATCTATCGGTAAGTTTTTCAATCAACGGTTTCTCTTCCCTTGACTGTGACAGAAAATCATGTTTGCAATACTTCTGTATTTCATCGGCAACCAATGGTAAGTGAACGGCTATAACGCCGTCCTTGTCCGTGCCGGTTATACCATGATATGCTTTTACGTCTGCTGTAGTGATACTGTCTAGAGTGCCAATTGACATCTTTATCTTCCTTTGTTATCTTTAACAGTTACCCATTCGGATATAATTTCTGATATTCTATCGGCAATCGGTTTAGATTCTACTATCATCCAATCAGGAATCATACCATTAAGTTCATTTAATAACGCAACCATTTCTATAAAATCTTCGATGCACTTTTCTTTCTTAAGGGTAATTATCATTTTAGCGTTTGCCATTATGCGTATTCCCATTGACCTTGATAGTGATTCATTAATATTTCGGATGACTCTTTAGACATAAAAACAACGTCATCTTTTTCCGCAATGATATCTTTATTAGTTACCGGATCATTTCCAGTGAACTTTTTTATAATGCCAGTTGCCTTGAACCTTAACCCGATAGGTGTAATTTCATTAGAGATAAATGTATTGACAGGTATAGGGATATTATTCTCATTGCGTGTACGCATGTATTCCCCATCAAGTCCTAATCTTCTCGTGCCTCTTAATTCAGGAGTATGGATAATTTTAGCACTCTCGCATAATGGTTTATCATGGATGGGGATATTTAATATCTTCCCCTGGCCGTCTTTTATGACATTATGTTTCTTATTATAATGAATGCCGGGGACGTTCCTGAATATCCTATTATTCTGTGATGGCAATTCAACACCGCCTTGATGCATTATGTTTTTCATCTTATAGACATCTTCTTTAAGACTGCTCTTGTCTATTTGACCATCAAGATATTCATCCGTATCTATAATGAAATAGTAATCGTTTTCTGATTTGGAAGTGAAATACATATTTCTCTTTGTCGGCTGATCCTTCCATGCTTCTTTACATTCGATAATTTCATCAGAATATGCTTTAGCAATGTCCAGACAACCATCTGTGGAATATGGTTTGTTATGAGAAAACTCCTTATATGCACCATCAACACATACAATCTTATCAACAGTATCCCTGATTGAAATCAATAACCTTTCAAATAAATCAGGGGTATCGTTAAAGAAGATTGTACAGGCTATCAGGTTCATACTGTCCTTTCTTAGTTAGTAAAATGCAGGGATGCGGATTAAACACCCCTGCATTTGTTTCAGCCTTACAGGAGGGCATTAAGTGATATCAATATCGATACCGTAATTAACAATCCGCTCAGTGGCAATCGCAGCGCGAGGCTTGAAATCCTGACGGGTAGTTGCAACCATCTGATTAAGACCGGACACAATGTTTCTGTCAGTTTCAAGTTTCATCTGCCGTTTCATACCCCTGGTAAATAAATCCCTGCGACAAACAAGAAGCGCACCGTTATTAGTCACAGAGCCGTCGTATACACCGGAAGTATTTAAATCTTCCCGCATAAACTCCGTAATGACATAAGGTGATGCACCGAGTTTGCCAATCTGACCGGGAAGAATGTTAAGGGATTCAGGGCCAGTGTTGACATTCTCTGTAAAGACCCTGTTATTATTGGCATCAACCAAGTCTTTGGTTTTGCCCTGCACTTTAACACCGGATATAAAAACCAGATTTCTGAAAGCAGCGGCATATTTACCCATATCCGTAACAAGAGACGTAATCTTGTTTGACGTAAAAGTAGACAGTGACCTGGTATAAGAATTTGCAATTGCAAGCCTTCTTAAACCATCCCATGCTTTCCTGTGGTCATTGGCAAGCGTAACATCACTGTCCTGATGAACAACGGAAGTATCAGAATTAACAATAGCATCGTCAATTGCCCGTGCCATTACATTACCGATATCTTCTCGTACTACTGCCATAGTAGCAACTGCCGCATCTTCTGTCAGCTCATCGGACACCTGCACATAATCACCAATGGCAACAGGCAAGAGATTTACCTTTCCATCCGAGATTGATGATTCAGTAATTGCAGAACCTTCAGATTTAAGATATGCCGTTGACCGTCCTGTCTTAATAGGAAGGTCAAGACTCTCAACACCTTGCGGAACAACAGTAATACCAAACAACTTCGCAATCATAAGATCAATCTGTATGAGATCGATAAGCTGCCGGGACATTCCATCAGGAACCCAGTCGGCCGTATTGGTCGTGGTCATTGCTTTACCGAGTTCTGATGTTTCCATAAACTCTTCAAAGCGTTTATAAAGCTTCAGGTCTTTTACGGGAACCCTTAACATCTTTGAAACGATGTGAAGTTCATCGCACATGTTCTGAAACTTTACAATCTTGATTTCTTCATGGTCTTTGGTATTGGGATCAATCTCTCGCTTGTGAAGTTCAATCGGGTTAAGGCCGCGTTCGTTATTGATAGCGAACTGACCGTCCCTTATGACATTACTCTTTTTAAATGCTCTTATTGTTTTACCAATAAGTTTTTGTGCTTCTAACTTATCCATGTTATTTTCCTTTCGTGTTTACTGTTTAAAATTATTTCGCTGCAACAATGTCTTTGAGTGCCTTTGCAAGTACATCAGCGGGTGATGTCGCCGGACGCTCTTCACCAAGCAATTCATATTTGATTTCATCGCTTACCATTTTGGCAAAGTCGTCATCGGATATTTCTTTATCAGCGTCATCGGTTTTCTTGACAGGCTTTTCATCTTCTGTTTTGTCCTCTTTCTTTGCAGGCCCGGCCATTGCAACCAGCTTGTCAATAGCGGTCTTCATGGAATTAAGAATAGCAAGGGCATCTTTATTGAATCGCGCACCGGCTTTGTTTACGTCCAGTTCGCTTTCAAGCGCCTTTTCAACCTTACCCCTGACATCTTCATCAAGGCCTTCAAGGACTTCGTTTCTCTCATCTTCCGTTTCACAGGCTTTTAAGAGTTTAATTGCAAGTTTCTCATTCATGGTATTTCCTTTCATGCGTTTAAACAAAAACATTTTTTTATTGTTTGCACCGTCATCAACTAGGGCAACGGCACTAACTGCCATATTGACCAGATTGTTCAGGCGGTCAAACTTTCTTTTCTTTGCCATACATTAACCTTTCACTTGTGATTCAATGTCTGGTATTGGTTTACCTCTCATTGACTGACCTTCCATTGAAAAGGCGTTAATCTTTCCTTCTTTTACTAACTTTCTAAGCCTTGGCGATTTCACCTTGACACCTAATACCCATGACCCCGTGATAATAGTTTGACCGCCCTCTTCAAAATCAGCGCGGGCAATACCACTTTCGATTATTGCAACATCGGCCTTGGATAAAGATTTGCGGTGCATCTCGTTTATGGTTTGATGATCCTCCATAAACTTATGTGCCGCTTTCTCTATCTCTTCCGCTGTTGCGTAATCGCCTTGGAGGTCAATAGTATTAGGTTCATAGACAACGCCCAGGACTTTGCCTTCTTTCAATAGCCTTTCAGATTTAATGATTGGTATTTTTTTATTTATTAAAACATCCCCATCATTTGTATTATTTGAATCGGCTATCCATCCAAGCTTTTTCAAATCCTCAATAATGGTTTTGTCTGCTTTTAATATTTTCTTTTCATCAGCAAGCTTAATGATATACTTTACCCTGTCTGGTTTCTGCTCGCCTTGATTGACTTCCTTAACAATAGCGTCCTTAATTATTGCATGATATTGTTTGTCTATCTTGTAAGGCTCGATTGATTTTGCAAGGACAGTAACAATATCATTTTCATCAACGTCAATTTCAGGTGTTTCAATCTCAATGGCCTTGTGAATATTCTCCGCGTCATTGCCGTCCTTTTTCGTGTCAATGACATATCCCAAATCAAGCATCATCAAACCCTTTAATTCCGACTCCTTTTTGTTTATAACTTTAAATTTCAATTCTACCATGTGTTTATTTTGTACAGTACTATTGCCACCGCTATACAAAGTACTGCTATTGAAAATAGTTCTAACATCTCTTTCACCTTTGATAATGTTTACCAATTCAAGAGATAGTCTATTGAGATTATCTTCATTTAGCCGGATGTCTTTTCTTGATTGCATTTCTTCATATACTGCCTTTGCTTCTTTGATAATGTCCAATTCAATATTATCTTTTAATCTCTGCTGTTTATATTCATTACACAATATGCTAAAGTGTTTTATCAATAGACCGTCACTATACTTTATAACTTTGCTTTTTACTTTATTCTTGATAATGCTGTGGACATGACCGTCCTTTTCCTTAATATCAAATTCAACTACATCATGGAAATGTTCATTAAAGATTGATGTTCTGCCGTTTCCTTTTTCATCCAGGTCAACCGTATGCTTATGATCGTCAACTTCCGATGTCTCAAACTTCTCCTTCTTGAGTCCCTTATTAACGGCCTCTTCAAAAAGGATGGGTGTATGATTATGATCCTTAAGCCAGGCTCTTGCTTCTGCCGGTGTGAATTTCTTAGCGTCAAACCGGATAGCCTGTAATACTGATTTATCATCTGACGTAATGCCAAAGATAAAATCAATACCCGCGCCGCCCTTATCATTTTGTCTCGCAAACTTATCAAACTTTTTAGGGTCAACTAATCTTCCGCTATGTTCATTTGGAAACGGTTTGTTAATTACGTTTTTTGATTTGTCTTCTTTTCCAATCATTTTAGATCCGCATTCAGGACATACTTCGTTTACGCAAGGCGTACCCCTATCATGTTGTTTCTCATGTCCGCATTCAGGGCATACGCATTTATCCGCACCGCCGTCCCTTTGCGCTGCATTCCCCTGTCCCATACCCCGGCCGCGTATCTTTTTCATTTCTCTATTCCTCTTTTAACTATGCCAATGATTAAAGCCAACACTTTTTCCTTTTCCTTCTCTGGTTGCGTTCCGTTTTTCATGACAAAGTATTGTCTATGCTCAATCAGCGCGTCACTTGCTTTATTAATCGCATCGACTATATTAATCTTTTCCATTTTTCAGCCTTATAAAATTTAGCTTCCTTATCTTCGACTACTTTTAATTCTTCTTTTTTAGTATCTTTATTACGAATAATCGATATCGGTGGATAACCACCAAGAGTTTCTATTTCGTGTTTATCCCTATCAAAGAGACTGTAATATTCTTGCCCTGATATTTCTTTCCAGTTTGTTTTTTCCATTACTTACCTAAACTCTCTACAAAAGTGCAGCGGCAGTTAACTAAATCGGCAACATTACCTGTTGGGTCTCCCGGAAATCTTAAACCACCATGAGCAGTTGGAAATAGTTCACCAAACTTTTTTATTTGCCCATCAAGCGATGAATGATCTGATCTGTCATCAGGTGGCCCTGCTGAAATCCATTCAATATGAGTAAAACCACTCTTCTGCATTGTTTCGATTTTTGTTATACCGGAAACTTTTAATGTTTCAGTTCTTGCAATCGTTCTTGACCAGACTGCCGTCCCTTTATTTTCAACATCGAATGCGCGTTGTATGTTTGCAGTCATTTCACTTATTGATGCGTCTTTTCTGACCAAGTCTTCAAGACGTTCTTGAACTCTTGTTTGTGTTGTAGTTGTAATACTTCGTGCTGAATCTTGCGCTAATTTTTCAAGCCTATCGTTTGTTGCGCTAGTTAACTCTTTTAATACTTGGTCACTAATAACTTCATTATTTATTCTTTTATATTCATCCTGGATAAACTTTTTTGTTATTGCGGTTTCAGAATTAATCATCAATCTCATAATATTTTTTGTTTCTTTATCTAATGCAGTAATTGCATCTTTAACTATATCTTGCTTTATAAAACTAAAAGTCTTTTTAAATTTATTCAATGAACTAATAACGACATCTTCTTGAATTTTCATTATCTTCTTTGCCATTATCTCAAGTTTTTTTAATCCAAACTGAAAGAATGAATTAAACATTGCTATTACTTTTTGACGTTTTTCTAATAGTTCCTTTTTGCTTAATGTTCTAGGCCCCGGCTTGTCCTTTTTCTTAGGCTTATCCGCTGGTTTGTTTTTATCTTCAGGATTAACGAAACGTGCTTCAAACATCATACCCTGTTGTTGCCCTCCGCCTTTGGGCACGATTAGTTTATCGGCGGCCTCATCTTCAGCAGGTTTGATGTTCCAGATAACTTTCCTGACTTCATTCTGTGACCATTGCCCGGATTCAATTAGTGTCTTTCCTGTTTCTGATTTTAATTTTAAATCTTCCTGAAGCACTGCAATATCAGAAAAATCAAACTTCATCTTCATGTCAAACGGCGTATAGAACTCTTTGTTTAACGCATCTTCAAGCTGCCGCATCAATGGCATCATTGTTTCTTCCCAAAAGAATATCTTCTGCTCTTTGGCATTGTTGTAGTGTGTATCATTCGGGAGTCCGACCATAATCGGCGGCACATTAAACGCTGTAAGTATTTCCTCCATATTGGATTTTTTATGTTCCGGCAATAACGTCTTGTCCGGCTGGATACCGATTTGTTTTATTTCAGTACCCTGGTCAAGTACCCTGATTTCATGTGAATTTTGTACACCGCCCCACATAGTATTTAGTTCTTGCTTTAATCTTTTCGCCTCTTCATTATCAAGATCACCCGGTACTTGTGCGTACAAGTCTACGTTGCCGCCCTGCTTAAAGAAATTCTTTGCATAGGTGCGCGTATAGACATCAAGGATTATAGACGCACCTGCCGGTTGTGTTGCCCCCATGCCGTACAGTTCTGAACGCGGATGAAACAATGCGACCCTAAACACTTTTTCTTTTTCAAGTTTTTGCTGTACTCCATTTGGATTATAAGCATATCCTGTTATCAATTCCTGTGGTGAGGTCAGGACAGTTGTATAATCCGGCCTTAAAACATAAACCTGTTCAGGCATATCAGGACTAGACTTTTCCCAGTAGTTGTTGCCTGTCAGTTGCAGATAAGCTATTGTTGCATAAATGAGATTAAATTTACTCATGTACGGATTAGGACTATTAAGTAATTCAAACGATTCACCATCGGTTATCAGCTTACCTTCTTCATCATCGTTGTCGGGCTTCTTTGTCAAATCAAATATGCGTATAGGAAGTTTGGCGCCATTCCTAGCAATAGCGTCAACCGCTGCATACGTCCAGATATTCTGCTCATAAACTTTTAAAAACGTTGTTTGATCTTGTCCCTCTTTGATTTCAGCTTCCCGATGTACTCGCATGTCATCATTGATAACAACAGAGCTGTCTCGTTTTGATAATGCTCTCTGGACTAAGACGGGGACTTGTTTGTTAATGATGCTTGTTACCCTCTGCTGTATTTCCCTCTCCTGGTATAGATTAGTCCTTACAACCTGTACGGCTGTAGGTTTAGGTTCAAATTTGGTTAAGACTTTATCAAGAAACTGTTTTATCATTTTGATATTTTCCTTTTACCAGACACCCGGCCCACGTTTGGTTATTCTTTTCAATGCACCCTGTGATGCATCCGGGCCGTCTTTCTTTGCCTGCGGATAATTCTGGAATTGTTCAACCAATAATCTGTAATTCTCCGGTGCGCTCTTCCAGTCTTTGCGAAACATATACACACCGGTTGTTATAAACGGCTCCTGCCATTGTATACGGCTGTCCTTATCATGCATGTTCGCCTTGCCCTTAGTAGGTACAGGCGCCTTTCCATCGTTAAGAGATTTCCTTATTGCACCGTCTTTCATTAACGCCTGAAAGCCATTGTCCTCCATGTAAACATGATAAATAACTCCGTCATTGACCTCTGATATATCCCTGTAAATTCTGTTATGATCCTGGATTAACTTTGTCGGTGGACGCTTATCAATGGACGCATAGAGACACATGAACTTTCCCTTGAACTCGCCGTCTTTGATTCTACCGATAACGACAATGGCAGAGTAGTCTGATGTTTTTGTTTCCTTTAACGCCGGGTCTGTCCATTGAACAATCTTATCATACGTCAAGTGCTGATGATCTTCAAATGTAAACTCTTTAAAGATTTGCGTCTTAGGGTCAAGGGGTCTAAGTTCATACTCTGCCATGTACGTTGCAAAGTCAGTGCCATCTTGTCCCTCTTTAACAATGCGCAATTCTTTCAATTTCTTTTCAGGAAGTATGTCCGGGAAATTAAGTGCATCATTGTCCGGGTCGCCGTCTTTGTGTGCCGATGTTTCCATGATGTTGAAACCCTGTAGTTTTTCTTTTAACAGGTGCGGATTGATAACTTCTTTGATGTGGTTATAAATGTCATACACATGCTTCCGGGTGCCAGGCATTATGTATATGCC